AAATTTCAAATATTCTTTTCCATTATGGAAACCAAATAAGTTGTTATTCTTCTTCAATACATTTGATTTAAAATGACCTGTCTCACATATAGATTGTTTAAGAACAATTTTAGGATGATCAATTTCAGCAATAAGAATCATATTATAAACTGATTTCTGATTAAAATCAAAACCATCTGCAGAAGCAGTTGTATCAACAGCTTTTAAATTATTATTTAAATTAACATCATTACAAGCAATTTGCTCAATAAAAGATAAACTAATAAATGTAAATCCTAGGGAAATAATAAATATTTTAGTTTGTTTTTCCATTTTCAATTAATTTTGATTGTTTAATGCTTTCTTTATCTAATGCAGTTTTTACCAAATGACATTGTTCACATAACACTTGCAAGTTGTCAATCTCACAAAATAGTTTTGTTACAAATAGAGGTAAGTCTTCTGCACAATTTAATTTCCCAGCAGGCTTAATGTGATCAATAGCAATATTCTTGTCAGGATGCCATTTCTTACATTCAGAACATTGATACTCAAACTTCTGTCTTTTATTTGTTCCTTTATATGGTCTTTTAGACAAGCTCTTACACTCACTAATTGGTTTCCACCATCTACTCTTTTGTCTAAGAGCACTCCTTATAAAGCTCCAAAATGCACTTTCTGTCATTGTACCACTATTCCTTGGTTTTGCCACTGGAACTTTTTTAACACTCTTTTTCTTGCCCACTATATAGTCTATTTACCCAAAACTTTAGTTGTTGAAACCATTTTGGCTGTATGTTATATATATCCTGTTTACTATCAACTAATATTGCAACTGTATCAACACTTGTTTCATTAGTTAATGTAAAAACCTCCATTATTGGTGTTAAATATATTTTTATTTTACTATCATTTAATTGTACTACAATTGCATCATTATCAACAATCCCATAAAAAACATTTGCTGGGTTAATACCCAATTGTGCTGCAATTTCTAAGGGCTCACCAGTGTCATCCTTTGTTATTAAATATAGTTCATATTTAGCTTCTTCCCACATCATTGCTTGAAGAACATCTCTGTATGATTTATAAACCCATGGTCCATCAGGATCAAATCCAATTCTTAATCTTTCCATATATCATTTTTTTAGCCTCATCAAGAGACTTATTTTTCTTGATCCAATCACTTAGATCCTTTTCATCATCAACATAGAAATGATTAAAACCATATTCATTGACAATTTTATTTGAACTTTCAATTCCCTGCCTATCAAAATCAAGATTAATAATAATTTTATTAAACTTAGATTTAAGCATTCCAACTAAACTATTAGTAAGTTTTGAAGTTTCACTTGGTAATGAAACAGCATTTATGCCAATCATTCTATAATCCATTACATCTTTTAAGCTTTTTGTTATAATAACAAATTCACCACTTTTATCAAGTTGATCCCAACCCTCAAATTCATAGTTATTGCCAACTCTCATCCATTTACCAGATACATCATATGGAGAATATATTTTCCAATCTTCATTAAATAAATAAGCATATTTAGGACTAGAGTTTTTATACTCAAATATATATCTTGTATCATCTTTATACAGAAAAACTCTTTTAGCTGATTTTACATTATAAAATTCAAGCATTTCAAATGTAATAAGATATTGATTCCAATAATTAAAATCATGTATATTAAATGGTTGGCATTCAACCTCAAGTTTAACTAATGATTTAACTGGCAAATCATTCTTAACCAATATTCTTGGATTTATATCAATTAGTACATTCTTTATATTAAAATCACATGATATTATATTTAATGCCTCAAAATAATTGCAGCTAAATTTACTCATAACATAATTCCAACAATCAAAATGATCTCCATTAGAAAAATCTTTATACCTTAAAGAATTATACTCATTAGAATAAATTCTACAGCTTGGATTTCTATCATTTCTTAATTCAGAGCAAAAGCTTTTATTGATGTCTTTAAAATTATTAATATACATCTTAAATATATCACACTCACTAATTTTGGATAATATTTCATTAGAAGTAATTGATATATTAGCATCCTCAAAATTTAAATCCATATATTTAAATGTAAAAGGGTCTGCCACTCTGTATAAAACAGAATGGCAGTTGCCCTTAATTAATTACTACCAAACTGTTGTGCTTGGTGTAGAAATCTCAACATGAGCATTGCCGCTATTGCTAACAGACAAGTCCTCACCTTTAACATAAACTTTCTTGGAAAGCCTGTCAAATTTATCAACTGGTACAGCAAATAAATATGAACCAAATTCAGCTTTAATCCAAGATTTCTTAGCTGTGTCTTCTGGGTTAATCCATTTACCATTCAATGTCATTGCAAATGGTTTACCAACTAGCAATGTTGCTAATTTAGCATCAATGTTTTCTCCATTTAAACCAGCAAGTTTAGATTTAGCACCAGCCTCATCAGTATTATTTGCAGCAGCAACAATTGTAAGAATTGCAGATGCAGATATATTCCAAGCTGATTGCTTTTTACCTTCAGCAACTGCTGTATTCAAATAATATTGTTGAGCACATGTAGCACCTTTTTCATTTGTTACAGTGATTTCAACATATGGAGATTGAGCTTTAGAGCTTAATCCTTTCTCCACTTTAGTCACTTTAACAATATGGTTACCTGGCTCCATATAATTGTTTGTAGATCCTGTACTAATTGCTGCATCATTAAAATTTAATTCCATTTCTTATTATATTTAATTATTTAATTGTTGTTATTGGATTGTATTTAAAACTTCTGAATGAGATTCAATTGGATCAATATCCATAATTAGCTCAAACTTAGGTTTAGTAGCACGTTTAATAGTCAGTCCCAATTGTCTAGCAATTTTCTTAACATTATCTGCACTAATTTCATATTTTTCTATTAATTGTCCTTTAGACATCATGTTATTCACATCTTCTGTGAATTCTTTCATACTAATCTGCTTCATATTATTCTCCTTTTTGATATTTATCTATTGTTTCTAACACTAAAGCATAATCATTTTGAATATACTTAGGAAAGCAATCTTTTGGCGTTTTAGCCACTTTTGTTCCATCAAAATTAGTCAGGAATCTGTATTCCATTTTATTATTCACTTCAATTACATCAGTGTGCAACATGTAAGTGAAATAAGAAGGAATCTTAATATTATTCTCTAACAATTTACCTGGAGTTTGTAAACTAATAATTGTATTACCGAGTGAATCAGTTGATCTATCTGTATGACCAATTACAATTACACTTAAATCATCTCTTAAATTTGACTCAAACTTAATCAATGAATTAAAGCAATCAAGGGCCATATCTGTCCACTTCTGAAAACCACTTGTCTTAGCATCTTTCATAACTCTATGAGAAAAATAGTGAGTTAAATCCTCTACAATAATAGTTTTAATCTTACCAGATGTACTATTATTAATACCAGTCAAAACTCCTTCTAATTCTTTGAATTCTTTTGCTATTACAACATTGTTTAATTCAGCACTGTATTTAACTGCACCACCTCTGAATGGTAAAGCTTTATTATTAGGCTTTACAATAACAGTAGATGATGGATCTAAAGTTTCAATTGCTGTGGATTTACCAGAACCTGGATCTCCAATTACTAAAATCATTTTACCCATTAAAAACTCTTTTTAATTTTATTTATTCTTGCATATTCTGCATCTGTCATGTCACTATTTTTTTTAAGCTCACTAAAAGCACCAACTTCACCTATAAATTCCATACCAATAGTTTTGTCTGCCTCACCATCTCTGTTTTTTAAAATCTGCAAACTTCTATATCTGGAACCTAGTCCACCATCTTTTGGATTAATCTTATATCCCCTATGTTGCTCCATTTCATATCTCATTGGACTAAATAATGACAAACAAACATTGCTGTCATTAACTGTATTACCTGAATCCTTGAAATCACTTAACATTGGCTCCATTCTATCCATTTTAATCCTAGTTGGATCATTACCTGCTCTATTGAGCTGTTGTATAATAACTGGAGTAAATTTAAGCTTATTACGCAATATAATCATATATTCAGATAACTTGTCAACAAGGTCTTTGGTATTAAAACCTCTCTCCTTTTTAATCAAACTAATATGATCTACAACAATTAATGTATATAGATTTTGGTCATTAGGAATATAATCTCCTTCTAATTTATAATCAACTAAGCCTTTACCATTATTTGCAGCATATTTTAATTCTTTATGCCAAATCCCTGTAGGATTCTCTGGTATGTCTTGTATATATAAAATATCTTCCATCTCATCAAAATAATCCAAGCTATTAATAACTAAATCATAATGTTCTTGTGATAATCTATATTTACCCCTAGATAAGACATAATTTATATCAAGCAATATCCCATACTCCATCCAAATCTTTCTACACACTGCTTTATATAGCATCATTTCTTTAGATATCTCAAATGAATAATAATGTATTTTTAATTTTACATCTGTATTATTCTTATTTGCAATATACCAATCTATAGGATTAAACACAAATGAATTATTGACAAAGGCTGATTTACCAACAGATGATTCTGCGCCAATCAGATAGTATGTACTTTGTTGTATACCTGGTAAAAACTCTACAAGTCTGTTAAAGCCATGAGGCAATCCTTTATTTAAGCCAAGTCTACCATTATCAATATTACTCCTTAATACATCTTTATACATCATCCATAAACCCTCCTAAATCTAAATTCTTTTTATCTACAAATCCATTTTTTAAAATCAATTTTTCAACATCATCTTTAACAGTTTCCCAATTCTTTTGAGACAAAAATGTTGGAAGCATCTGCAAATAATCTAACTTCTTTGCCTTTGTAGCTTGGTTAACTATGTAGTTAATGCATTGTAGTATAACAGAATGCAATTCCTCATCAACAGCACCAAGTGGACATATTATATTTCTATATAGTCTTTTACATCTGTCTACATCTTGATGTAGCCTTCTGTCACTTGGTGTTTTTGTAGGATAACATTCTCTTAATTGTTGAAAAGCAACATCAAAACTAGTTGCCTTCAAATCTTTCAATCCAAGAACTTCTAATTTAAACCTATCAGTCAATGTCATATTGGTTAATGTGAAATCTTTGTCACCCTTAAAATCAATATATTTCTCATCAACTAATTGCTCAAAAACTCTAGTGGGTATTTTGTGTATAGAACTTCTACAATATCTATCTAAGCACTCTCCTTTTTCATTATACAAACTCCATAACACAAAATAGCCCTCTAGACTAAGCTTAAGCTCAATCAACTTTTCAATATTAACTTCCATTTATTATAATCTATCATAAACCATTCTCAAATCCTCAATATGTTCTTCAATTGTTTGTGAATACAATTTATTGAGTTGTTCTTTAGTAATATTAATTCCAAATTCATAGCTTAAATCACTTACAATGGCATCATAATTCTTATATTTAGCCTTGTTTTGTGATTCAAGTAAATTAATGTACAATTGCAATTCATCTAAGTTTTCTACTACCATATAATTTGAATTTAGTTTATGAATTTAATTTTGTTTGGATCAAAGAAAGACAATGCTTTATTTAACCAAACCCTTTCTTGTTCTTCTGTACTACAAACTATTATAACATTTGCAATCTTGTTTGGTGTATCATATTCCATGCATGTAATTCTACTTATCTTTTGAGCCATATTTTCAGCATTACTATCAAAGAAATTGATAATTGCTGTATTAAGGCTTTTAAAAGTGACTCCTGCATTTAATTGTTTTACAACAGCAAGCTTGCTTGTAATTCCAGACATAAAATTATCTGCAGTTGACTTGTTAGGACTCTTAGAATGATAACTATCAATTCCAAGGCTATCAGCAACATCTATTAGTCCAGTGAATACTAAAATTCTCTTATCTTCAGATTCTTTAATAATCTTTTTAGTAAGTTCAATTTTAGACTTGGACTTCTTAATCATATTCATTCTCTGCAATCTAAGCATCTTCCTTTTGATAGGGTTTTGCTCTTGATTTATCTTTGAACCAATATAATCAAAACTGCTTTTTTCAGAAGTTAAAAACTCTCCACCACTCCATTTCACTTTGATATTTCTATCAGTTGATAGGTTGACACTTCTAACTTCTATTCTATAATCTGTAATTACACCATCTTCAATAGCTTTTTCAATTGGATACTCAACTAAAACACGTAATTTTAGAACATCTAAGAGATCCTTTTCTGTATCTTCAGACAATGTGCCAGTCAGGCCTATAACCTTGCTTATATCATGTTTATTGATATATTCAGCTATACATTTCATTTGTGCTGAGGATATTAAATGAACCTCGTCTAATACCAATACATCACATTTGTCTTTTAATTTCTTAAATGACATATATGTTGTATATTTGACCTTTTTACCTTTAAATTTCCACTTCTTTATATCAGTCTGCCAACTGTTTTTAATAGAAGTTTCTGGGTAAGCTATCATGACATTATCTTTTGTATTAAGACAATTAAGTGTAATTTTAATCTTTCCCACTCTAGGAGCAGCAAGTATTATTCCTTTAAAACCTGCATCTATGAATTCATCAGAGATGCGCTCTTGTATTTCATCTCTTTTAGTTTTCATAGTTTATAAATGTTTTAACTGTTAAATTTTAATTTAATATATGCTCTAAATTTATCTTCATTAAATGTTTTTAACACCTTATAATGCTTAACCCAATCATTAATAACGAATTCTGGAATATTCTTTCTTCCATTAAATATGTTATCAATTTGTTTTTCATAATCTTTTTTAGTATATTTCATTTATTTTATCTGTCTAAGTGAATACCAATCATAACTGGAAATCTAGGATTCCCATCATCTGTCCATTCAAAGAATCTAATGTTAGCTAATTTACCAATATATAAATGTTTTTTAGCTAATAAATCAATTCTATCTTCATGAGACATTTTAACTCCTGCTTTAAATGTAGAACTATTGTATTTTAACAAAGGAGTTCCATGCAATGGATTAGAATCATTTGATGTAATATCAATAATTTCAGCATCAATATCCTGGAAATCTTTGTATTTCAATAGACTAATAGATCTTTTATCAAGTTCATATGGTTTATTACCATGTCTTACAATAGAACCTTCATAGCCATCTTGTATAAATACAGAGTGATTAATTTTTAGTTGAATTTCATTAACCATTTTATGAGTTTCAACTAACACAATTGAATCTAAATCTTTCCATCTAATACTATCAATTATGTTCTTTCTTGTAATATAGTTATTATCAGAAACCGTATCATAAATATGAAACTTAATTAATTCAAAAGTTTCTTTTCTTTTTTTCTTAATTAATTTCATATTCTCTTGAAAACTTAATCCATGAGCATACAGCTCACCATCTAAAATAACATCTTGTCCAATAGTAAATAAATCATTACAAATATGTTCCATATTAAATATATCTTTACCATCTCTAGACACAAGTTTAACATGACCATCTTTAGAAACATGAGCAAGACATCTCATTCCATCAAGTTTAGGTTGAATATAACAATTATTCCAATCAATCTTTTTAGAAAACTTGTTATAATCACTAGCTAACATTGGGAGAATAACTTGCTCATTTTCAGCTTCATCTTTAGTCTTAAAATAACCTTCAGATAATTTAGACTTAATCAATGATTCCATTTCTAATATAGCTTGCTCACTTCCTGTAGTTGAATTAGATTTGCCAACATTCTTTGGTTTGCATAATTTATTATGTTCAACTAGTTTGCCATCAACAATGCCTGATTTTTGAATTAATTCATCATCAATTGTACATATTGTCCATTCTCTAATTTTATCTTTTGAATCTTTTTTATACAGTGTCTTCATCATCATCATCATTATCATTATCAGTTATTCTTTTATCAATTGAATATTCAATTTTGTCTATTTTAATTTTATAACTTTGAATCAATCCTTTTAATGATTCTTCAAATCTTTCTTTAAATTTATCATAAACAAAAGTGTGATGTTCATCATTAATACAATCTTTAGCATAATGTGCAGCTTGATAATAATTAACATATTTATAAGCAAAATCTAATGAATTTAAAAAACCCTTAAAAGATATTGATGTTTTATATTGATTTCTTCTCATTCTGGTGTCATAATGATTATTAAATAATTCCTTAAGATATATTTCATTACCAGTCCAATTTGCATTAGAAATAAATTCCATTGCCATTTTAGAGTTATTATCATCATTAGAATCAAACAATTCATCACATGATTTATACAAATCAAAATCTCCAGTGTATTTATAAATATACTTATAAAGATCTTTTAATAATATATATTTACATGGAATTTTAGCATTTTGCTCATCAAATATAATTTCATCAATAAATTCACTAATTTTTTTCCCAATATTATTATGAAAAATATATTCTTTACTAGAATAAGAATAACGATAGTTTAATAATCTAATATCACTAATAACTATAATATCTGCTTCAAATTTATTTCTTTTAATTTTAAAGCCAGCTTCTCTCAATTTATCTTGAGAAATACCACCACTATCTCTTAAATTTAAAGACATGTTTGATATGCTAGCTGTTTCAAAATTAATTGAATCAAAGAATGCATCTAATTCAATGGCATCATATTTATGCCAATATTCATCTTGTGTTTTGTTTTCTGGTCTATTTGCTAGCATCGTATGTTATTTTAAAATCATCTAATTTAAACTTTTTTGTTCCAATTTCTTCAAAATACTCTTGTATATTTGCTTCAAATGCTTCTTTAATTATATATATCATTCTAATTTTAACATCCTCATCTGTAATAATAGATAATGTTGAATCAGTTGATTTACATAAAGTTGATAATGAGTTTCCAAGAGCTAATGTTGTAAAATAATTACTTACAATACTTTTTTTATCATAATCTGTTAGTTTTGAAAAATTACGATGATATAAATAAAGAATCCATTGCCAATTTTGTTTTAAATCACTTTGAATTAACATATTAGCTGCAAGCATATGATTATCAGCATGTTCACTGTCAACCAATTCTTTAATAGTTATGTAATTTTCTTTATTAATTACAAAACCATTGTTTAAGCTTTCATTTAATTTATTTTGATTTACAAATATTGCTTTAGATCCAGTTAAATGTAAATTTAAAATCAATTCAACTACATCTTGACATTCAAGATTCATATTGTATATACCATAAACAACTTCTTTTGTATCATCTGTTGTTATGTTAACTCCATCAAAATATTGTGGATATGTACTTAATTCAAACCTGTTTATAATAATGTAATCAGCTTTTTCCACTTTAATAACTCTACTAATTCCAGTTCCTGAATAGTCTGTTATAAGTCTATTAACTGTTGTATTCTTTGCAAATAAAAGATTGCTATCATTATTAACTACAACATCAAAATTAAGCCATATTGTATTAATATGATCAAATAGTTGTTGATCTATATATTTGTTATTTCCTGTTTCTACTATTTTCATTATGAGGGGGTTTATAATATACGCATAAGAAGGAGAAATTCCAACTTATGCGCATATAATTTATAATTATTTTGTCATGAATTTCAAGAATCTTGGATCACCAGATAACACCATAGCAAATGTATTAGAAATATTAATAGTTTGTTTAACCATTAGATATTTCTGATCAACACTAAAGCTTGGGTGCAATACTAATTCAAGATATTGTCTAATATTATCTTTAGTAATACTAGCTTGATTATATCTCATATAATTGTACATCCTTGTAGTTAAAATAGCAGCTGTTGCAGATTTCCAGTTTACAGAATCTTTCTCACTATCACCACAACATGAAGTTAATTGAGACTTAGATGTTGGAACATCATACTTCTTAATTAAATCATCAATAGAAGGCAATTTATCAAGCTTCTTATTAACAAAGTTAATCAACTGACTTGTTACATCCTTACCAACTGTCATATCACCAAATGTAGATATTTTATCTAAATTAGATTCCAAATCATCAATTGTTGACACAAGACCAAAGAACTTATCCATCATACGTGGACTAACATTGTTACTTGCTGATATACCTTCAGATTTCTTAGCCTCAAGCAATTCAGGAGCCCAAAGAACAAAGTTAATTAGACGCTCATCAAGGCCTATTTTCTCTGCTCTAGCAGCCCAATCTTGTGCATTCCATATCATATTAATCTTAGCCATCCTGTCACCTTGAGCAGCATCAGAAGATGATACATTATACTCACCATTATCTGGATTCTCATTAAGAATAATCTGAATGTTTTTACCTTTCAAATTCCAACCAATCATTTCATTAGTATTAACTAATTCCATAACTGCTTGCGAAAACAAACTATTACCTCTGCTAAAATCATCTAAACATAGAATAGAATTAGGTTGAAGGTTAATAACCCAGTCTGGAGGGCATGATGTTGTTCTAACAACTGTAGAATATGACCAACCATCTTCTACAAATTTTGGTATAAGATTCTCAGTTACCCAAGACTCTTTAGTTAAATCACCATCAATCTTTGTCAATTTAAACTCCTTTAAATAGAAACCTTGCAACTCACTTGGTTCTGTTAATTGAGCTAAATTTAATTTGAAAAATCCACGACCTAAATCATTTGCAACTTCCTTGCATATAGTTGATTTACCTATCCCGTGAGTACCAATAATACTCACACTTACTGGCAATTGTCCATTAGCCATAAGTTTGTCATTTGCTTCAATTAAATCTTTTAAAATATTCAAAACCTCTGAAGGTTTATGTTGTGTTTGTTTGCTCATATTTGTTTTTTTATTATTAATTATTAATTTAAAATCCATTCACTTGTTCTACTAATTCACTTGGATCTACCACTTTATCACAATCTAATTCTGCAACAACTCGCTCATAATATTTAGAAGAAAATCTAGCAGACCCATAGTTATTATTACATGTAGTATCAGGATTCTTAAACTTGCCACTTGTAAGTCTATCCCATTGGCCAGTTAAGTCACCAATTTTCTTTAATATAATATTAGATTCTATTTCTCTAAATACATCAGATCTATCTATAGTTAATGTATGTAAATAGTTTTCTCCAGATTTAATCCAATCATTTATATTATAAATTCTACTAATTTGCAGAAACTTATTGTTGCTAACTTCTGGATATCCTTCATCTTTATTAAAAAATGTAACATAATGCCTTGGAATATTCTTCTTTTTATTTGTAGCATATAAAATTGAATGATTAGGCTGTGTTATTAAGTCAAGAT